GGAGTCCTTCCGCCTAAGCTGCCGACCGACAGCTTCCCCCCACTGGAACCAGCAGTCCCCGAGCCTGAGAAGCCTCGATCCAGCGAACCCTTCAACGCTGAACGCGGAAGTTGATGGCGGGATGCTGGGAATCCGGTGCAGATTCTGAATCAGTTGATCTGATCTGTTGCGTTTTCCATTAGTAGGTGTAATATTGCACAACGTACCGGCGCGATCACCGGGTTCCGCAAGGAAATTGAATGCCTGAAGAATTGCAAGCAGCGGTCGAAACCCCCGCGTCAGAATCTGAGGTCACGGCGACACCAGAAACTGAGGTTATTGAAACGCCGGTAGAAACGCCACGCCAGCGCCCAAGACCTTCACTCAGGAGGAACTGGACGCAGCGATTGGCAAAAGGCTTGCGCGAGAGCAGCGCAAATGGGAACGGGAACATCAGACGGTTGCAGCACCACCTCCCCCGGTGGACTTGCCACCCGCCGAGCAGTTTGAGTCGGTTGAGGCTTACGCCGAAGCACTGGCCCAGAAGAAGCTCGAACAGCGGGAGCAGGCGCGGCAGCAGTCCGAGATTCTTGAGAGCTACCATGAGCGTGAGGAAGAGGCTCGTGGGAAGTACGATGACTTTGACCAAGTGGCGTACAACCCGAACCTGCGAATCACGACCGCGATGGCTCAGACGATCCAGGCTTCGGACAGTGGTCCCGATGTGGCTTACTACCTCGGAACCAACCCGAAAGAAGCAGACCGTATTTCTCGTTTGCCACCTTTGGTGCAGGCCAAGGAAATCGGGAAGATCGAGGCCAAGTTGGCGTCTGATCCCCCGGTGAAGAAAATTTCGAGTGCCCCGGCTCCCATCGCGCCGGTCACTGCCCGTTCGGTGGGTTCGCCCACCTACGATACAACCGATCCTCGGTCTGTGAAGACCATGAGTACGTCGGAATGGATCGCAGCGGATCGTGCCCGGCAGATGAAAAAGCTGGAAGCGCAACGGCTTCGTTAACCAACGCAAAGGAAACCTGAAATGGCCAATTCTCTCTTAACCATCGACATGATCACCCGCAAGTCGCTGGAAATCCTCGAAAACAATCTGGTGATCAGCCGGAACTGCAACCGCCAGTACGACGACTCGTTCGCCGTGCAGGGTGCCAAGATCGGCTCCACGCTGCGTATCCGCCTGCCTGACCGCGCTCTGGTCACGGATGGTGCCGCGCTGCAAGTGCAGGACGACAACGAGCAGTACACCACGCTGTCTGTCGCCAGCCAGAAGCACATCGGCATCAACTTCACCAGCGCCGAACTGACGATGCAGTTGGACGACTTCGCTGAACGTGTTCTCAAGCCACGTATCTCGCAGTTGGCCTCAAGCATTGACGCTGACGTTGCGACGGCATACAAGTCGATCTACAACTCGGTCGGCACCCCTGGCACCACTCCCGGCACCTCGCTGGTCCTGTTGCAGGCCCAGCAGAAACTGAACGAGTTCGCCACGCCGATGTCGCCGCGCTACGCAACCGTCAACCCCGCTGCCAACGCTGGGCTGGTCGAAGGCATGAAAGGTCTGTTCAATCCGACCGATACCGTGTCCCGCCAGTTCAAGAACGGCATGATGGGCACGGGCGTTCTCGGCTTCGACGAGATCAACATGAGCCAGTCCATCGGGATGCACACCACGGGCGCATGGGGCACGACCATCACCTCCACCGGCACCCTGTCAACGCAGGGTCAGGCCACGCTGCCGATCTCCTTCACGGGTTCGAGCAAGACGTGGAAGCAGGGTGATGTGTTCACCATCGCTGGCGTGTATGCGGTCAACCCGCAGACCCGTCAGTCCACCGGCTCGTTGCAGCAGTTCGTCGTCACCGCCGACCTGACCGCCTCGTCCACCGGCACCCTGAGCATCTCCCCGGCGATCTACACCGCCGACCATGCCCTGGCGACTGTGGACTCGTTCCCGCAGGCGACCGCTGTGGTCACGATGCTGGGCAGTGCTTCGACGCAGTACGCGCAGAACCTGTCGTACCACAAGGACGCGATCACGCTGGCGACGGCTGACCTGCTCCTGCCGCAGGGTGTGGACATGGCTTCGCGCCAGACCCACAACGGCATCTCCATGCGGATCGTGCGCCAGTACGACATCAACAACGACCGGATGCCGTGTCGTGTTGACGTTCTGTACGGCTACGCTGCGATTCGTCCTTCGATGGCGACCCGCATCTGGGGCTAAAGTGACCGGGGCTTCGGCCCCTGTCTCCCTCATTCAAATTTTTGGGGAAACATCATGGCACTCCCTTCAGTCGGCGGCGGTCGTCAAATTGGCGATGGCAACATCAACGAAACGCCCTTGGGCATTCAACCCGCGCCCCAGACCGCAACCGTGACGGCAACGCTCACGGCGGCTCAGATCACCGGCGGCATGATCGTCGCGGATACGGGCACCACGGCAGCGACTCTCACGCTGCCCACGGTGGCTCTGCTTGAGGCGCAGCTGACCAACGCGAAAGTCAATTCGAGTTTCGACTTGGCAATCGTGAACGTCGGCACCAGCAGCGGCACCATCACGATGGCTGTTGGCACCGGCTGGACCATCACTGGTCTTGCCACGGTGACCTACACCACCTCCGCCATGTTCCGTGCCCGGAAGACCGGCACTGGCACGTGGACCCTGTATCGTCTGACCTGATCGTAAGGTCACAGTGAGAAGGGGGCTTCGGCCCCTTTTAACTATGGTCATCTACCTCACACACCCCATTCATGGGACCAAGGTGGCAATTTCAGAGGTTGAGGCAGAACATGACCTCAAAGCCGGATGGTTGCCGTACAATCCAGATACGCCCGTCGAGGCGGCTCCAGTCAAGAAACCGGATGGCAGGTTAAAGGCAAACCGGCGCAAGCCCGTAGAAGGAGCAGAAAATGGCATCAGCGGGTGAAATCATCAATGGGTCGCTCCGACTGATCGGGGCACTGGCCGAAGGAGAGGTGCCTTCTGCTGAAACCTCTGCCGACGCTCTGATGGCAATGAATCAGATGCTTGACTCGTGGAACACCGAGCGTCTGATGATTTACAACACCATCGACCAGCAGTTCACTTGGCCTTCTGACCAGATCACCCAGACCCTCGGACCCACAGGCGACTTCATTGGTCTGCGCCCCGTGGCGCTTGATGACTCCACGTACTACCGGGATGCGTCCACGGGTGTCTCGTTTGGTATCAAGTTCATCAACCAGCAACAGTACGATGGGATCGCGGTCAAGACCGTGACCTCCACGTATCCACAGGTCATGTGGATCAACATGGAGTACCCCGACATTGCGATGACCATCTACCCGAAGCCCACACGGGCGCTGGAGTGGCATTTCGTGTCTGTTCAGGAACTGGCGCAACCCGCCACGCTGGCAACGGAACTCGCGTTCCCACCCGGCTACCTGCGTGCGTTCCGGTACAACCTCGCCCGTGAGATTGCCGCTGAGTTTGGCATTGAGCCTCCTCGCACCGTGTCCCAGATTGCGAACGTGTCCAAGCGCAACCTCAAGAGCCAGAACAACCCGAACGACATCATGAGCATCCCGTATGCCATCATGGTCAGTCGCCAGCGGTTCAATATCTACGCGGGTAACTACTGATGAAGACGCCCATCCTCGGGGGTTCCTATGTTGCACGCAGCGTCAATGCTGCGGACTCGCGCATGGTCAACCTTTTTGCCGAGGGCATCCCCGAAGGTGGCAAGGAGGCGGCATTCCTGAACCGCGCACCCGGCCTGCGGCTCCTCGCCACGGTGGGCGATGGTCCCATCCGGGGACTGTGGCGCATGGGGGACTACGGGTACGTGGTGTCCGGCAAGGAGTTGTACCGGCTGAACCCGGACTGGACCTCCCTGTACATCGGGAACCTGTCTGGCACCGGACCCGTGAGCATCGCGGACAACGGGACGCAGATGTTCATTGCCTGCAATGGCCCCAGCTTCATCTACAACTCGACCACTGAGGAGTTTGCCCAGATTGCCGACGCTGACTTCCCCGGCGCGGTGACGGTCGGCTACCTTGATGGGTACTTTGTGTTCAACGAGCCGAACAGTCAGAAGGTCTGGGTCACGAGCCTGCTGGACGGGACTGCCATCGACCCGCTGGAGTTCGCCAGCGCCGAAGGCTCCCCCGACCAGTTGGTCGCTGCCATCGTGGACCACCGGGAGGCATGGCTGTTCGGAACCAACTCCATTGAGGTCTGGTATGACGCGGGGAGCGCGGACTTCCCCCTCCAGCGCATCCAGGGCGCGTTCAACGAGATCGGCCTTGCTGCCGCGTACTCTGTCGCCAAGCTGGACAACGGTCTGTTCTGGCTCGGGTCTGACTCCCGTGGTCAGGGTATCGTCTATCGCTCCAACGGGTACACCGGCAAGCGCATCTCGACACATGCCGTGGAGTGGCAGATTCAGCAGTACGGTGACATCTCGGATGCCATCGGGTACACGTACCAGCAGGACGGTCATGCCTTCTACGTGCTGGTGTTCCCCTCTGAAGACACCACATGGGTCTATGACGTTTCCACGGAACTGTGGCACGAGCGTGCAGGGTTCCACGAGGGTCAGTTTGTGCGCCACCGGGGGAACTGTCAGATGGCTTACAACGGTGAAGTGGTCATTGGGGACTTCGAGAACGCGAACGTCTATGCCTTCGACCTGAACGTCTACGCCGACAACGGCTCGATCCAACGCTGGCTCCGGTCCTGGCGTGCGCTGCCCACGGGCAAGAACGACCTGAACCGCACGGCGCAGCACACCCTCCAACTGGACTGCGAGACGGGTGTCGGCTTGAACACGGGTCAGGGGTCGGACCCTCAAGTGATGCTCCGCTGGTCGGATGACGGTGGGCACACATGGTCCAACGAGCATTGGTCCAGCATGGGCAAGATCGGCAGGTATGGATACCGGACCTACTGGCGCAGGCTGGGCATGACCATGAAGATCAGGGACCGGGTGTACGAGGTGTCCGGGACTGACCCGGTGAAGATCACCATCATGGGGGCGCAGTTGATCCTGTCGCCCACCCGGCAATGAATGTCACGAGCATTCCCGCCCCGCGTGTCCCGTTCATTGATGAGCGTACCGGACTGATTTCGCGTGAGTGGTACAGGTTCTTCCTGAATCTGTTCACCCTGACGGGCAGCGGCACCACGGATGCCTCGTGGACTGACCTCCAGTTGACTCCCACGACCCAACCGTTCATGGTCGACGTTGATCTGCAAGGGATGGGGTCTGTGTGTCCGGTGTGTCAGAGTGTCACCCCATCAGATGACCCCGCGTTGCAGGTTCTGCCTGCGTACCCGGTGCCAACGGATGATGCTGCCCTGATCCCCGGCTCTCCCGAGCAACGGGTGCAGGACTTGATCATCCCCTCGTACCCCGAGATGGTCCTGCCGGATGTTCTGACCCCCATCGACCCCCTCGGGATTCTCCAGCGTGTTGATTCACTGGTGTCGGACATGCAGAGGTTGACCCTGGCACCTCCGTTCGTTCCCGTACAGACAACCTCATCCACCGACACCCGGCGCGGGTCCATCCGCAAGTACTCGACCACTCAGACCATCGGGACGCTGGGTGCCAGTTACGTGGCGATCACAGGGTACGATGCCAGCGGGTTCACATCCGGCAGCGGTGTGACGACTGACCTGACCAACGGGACGCTGACCCCTGCCTACGCGGGGGACTATATGTTCGTCATGAACGTATCTCTCCAGTTTGATTCGAGTGCATTGTCAAGGTTCTTCGCCGTGCGGGTGTACGACACGACTGCATCGGCAGCACTGACCAATGTGGCGATCACCCCGTTTGTGGCACCAGACCTCGTGGGCTACACCTTTGGTGTCACACTGCCGTTCACAATCTCGTCTTCGCAAGTCGGTCATGTGCTTCGCCTTGAGATTGGTGCGGGGAGTTCCTTCACCACAACCACTTGCCCCAATGCCACCTTCGCCATGTACTCGGTAGGACTACTATGACAACCAACATCGCACCCCAACCCAAACTCCAGTTCTTCGACGCGAACGGCGCGCCCCTGTCGGGTGGCAAGCTGTACACATACGCCGCTGGAACGACCACGCCGTTGGCAAGCTACACCAACTACGGTGGTGGCACTGCCAACGCGAACCCGGTCATTTTGGACTCCCGTGGTGAGGCGTCTGTGTGGCTGGGCACAGGCATGTACAAGATGGTCCTGAAGACCTCTGTGGATGTCGAGGTCTGGACCGTGGACAACCTGAACGGCGCTGATGCCGCCACGGTCGCAGCCACACTGGCGACCCTCGCAGCGTCCGGTGGCGCAGACCTGATCGGCTGGTCCTCTGGTGTCAGCAGCCCCATCACCCAGACCGTGCAGGACAAACTGCGCCAGATGATCAACGTGAAGGATTACGGTGCAGTGGGTGACGGCACCACGGATGACACTGCTGCGATCCAGGCCGCGATTGACGAGTTCCAAGGTGCTGGGAATGGCGGGATCGTGTACATGCCACCGGGTCGGTACAAGATCACCAGCAACCTGACGATCACATGGCCGCACGCCACCTCAGAGGACTCGGGCAACGAGGTCGCCCTGCGCGGGGCTGGCTCGGGCCTGACCATCCTGCTGGACTACCGGACCTCAGTCTCGACAGGAGGCTGCGTCAGTTACGACTTCAGCGGGTACACCGGAGCAGAACTCAACTCCCGCTACCTGCTGACATGGATCGGCGGGTTCTCGATCATCAAGATGGTGAACGCGACCACCATCGCAGGCGACATCATCGCCCCCGGCACCGGCACTGGGCTGTACATGAACTGTGTTATATCAGGGACGGTGTGGGACTTACACATCAGGGGTCATGAGATTTGCGTCGAAGCAATCAACTGCCTTGGCAACGCATTCCGCGACCTGCTGCTGTCTCAGGCTGATATTGGACTGTCTTTGACTGAAGCAACTCCTGTTACGGTAGGTGGAGGTCAATCGCCCCCGAACGCTGTGGTGGTGGACCACTGTTCGATCAACATCTGTCGTACCGCTGGTGTGGACATCCTTGGCGGGAACGTGGGCATCTGGGGATGCAACCTCTCGTTTGACGGCATCAACACCCCGACAGGTGGTGCGATCCGCAACAGGTACCAAAGTGAGATTGCCAAGCAGTTGACCGTCGACCACTGCATGTTCGAGTCCAACGGTGGTCTTGCCGATGTGGTCATCGACGGGACTGCCATCGCATCAACCTGCTCGGTCGCGGTGTCCAACTGTACGTTCGTTCGCAATTACCCGAACGTCCTGCTGAACCCGACCAACAACATCGTCGTGGTGCTGGGTGCGACCTCGTACTGCGACTTCGCTGCCATCGGCAACGGGTTCCGTCGCTACACAGGCACTGAGGGGTCGGGCACCAAGAACATCGACTTCATTGGTGTGGGGTACGCGAACGTCCGGTCGGTCATGATCGGCAACACGTTCTACAACTCGGGCGACTCCCCCGTCCCCGGTGGTGGTGCAGTCAGCGGTGCCCTGGTTGCCACCAGCTTGGCGCTGCAATCGCCCGATGGGGTCTATGCCCCGACGATCACCCCCGTGGTCGGCAGCAACTGGTTGAACATCGCGGGTGCTGTGACTGTCATCGGTGGATCGGGTGGTGGCCTGATCCCCGCTGGCGATGACACCGAGTTCCTCGGGTTCCCCGTCAGCCCTGGACCCGTGCGCCATTGGGCAGGGGTATTCTCAAAAGTTTTCTACGTTGGGGACACGGAAGCACAGATAATCACGGGTAGCGGCGCACCATCCGGTGGTGATGGTGCTCCAATCGGGACTCTGTACCTGAACACCGCAGGGGGTGCCTCGACAACCCTGTACGTCAAGACCGGCGCATCCACCTACACTGCCAAGTAAGGAGCAATCATGACAGTCACCGCAAAAGTCCTCATCCCTGCCAAGATTGCAGAATCTTCGCAGACCACCCAGTACACCGCGACGAACGTCACGACGATCATCGACAAGTTCACGGCGACCAACTACTCCGCTGGAGCAGTGACGATCAGCGTGAACATCGTGACCTCGGGTGGCTCCGCTGGCAACGACAACCTGATCACCAAGACCAAGTCGCTCCAGCCTGCGGAGGTCTACA